TTGGATTCAATACCACTGCAGGAAGTACTGCAACTGGAAAATCGTCTGCAACGCTAGATATCGGATCTACACATGCGACTAATGATTCATGGAAGTTGCTGGGCTTAGCTGAAGATCCTGAAAATGAGGATCTAACAGCAGCTTACTGCTCAGTTAATGTTATTCAGAACTTAAATGAAATCATTGATAGCACATAGGAGCATAATAACATGGCAATATCAAGAGCACAGCTAGTCAAAGAACTAGAACCAGGTTTAAATGCACTATTTGGCCTGGAGTACAAACGGTATGAAAATCAGCACGCTGAAATTTATACTACTGAATCAAGTGACAGAGCTTTCGAAGAGGAAGTTATGTTATCTGGATTCGCTAACGCACAAGTAAAAGCTGAAGGTTCAGGTGTTTCTTTCGATGAAGCGCAAGAAACCTACACAGCTCGTTATACTCACGACACAATTGCTTTAGCATTTGCAATCACAGAAGAAGCTATCGAAGATAATCTCTACGATAGAATTGCTTCTAGATACACAAAAGCTTTAGCAAGATCTATGTCTAATGCGAAACAAGTAAAAGCTGCAGCACCTTTGAATAATGGTTTGTCCTCAGTGGCAACATTTAAAGCAGGTGATACAGTTTCTCTGTTCTCAACTAACCACACAACTGTTAGTGGAACAGCAGTTAAAAATACTTTAACTACGCAAGCAGACTTAAACGAAACATCATTAGAGCAAGGCTTAATTGACATTGCTGGAATGACTGATGAACGTGGATTAAGAGTAGCAGCTAGAGGAATGAAAATGATTATTCCTTCTGCTAATCAGTTCGCAGCTGAAAGATTGTTAAAATCTCAAGGCAGAACTGGTACAGCTGATAATGATATCAACGCTGTAGTATCAATGGGAATGGTTCCTCAAGGTTATAGAGTGAACAATTTCTTAACTGATACAGACAGTTGGTATATTGTTACGGATGTGCCTAACGGTATGAAAATGTTCCAAAGAGCAGCTTTAAAAACTGCTATGGAAGGTGATTTTGATACTGGCAACGTTAGATACAAAGCTAGAGAAAGATACTCGTTTGGAGTATCCGACTATAGAGGTATCTTCGGTGTTGAAGGTGCGTAATAACTAATTAATGAGGCGGCCTTAAAACCGCCTCATTTTAAAAATAAGGTAAGAAAATGAAGAAATTCCTCATAAATATTTGGGCATATGATTATCACGCTAAATTTGAAGTTTTAGCGGAAGATAATGCCCTTTCCATTGAACAATCAATCCTTGACAAGCTGGGAGAAAAGAGTATTAAATGGGAATCATTGGGAATGTTTAAAGACAGTCTCAAAAGAATAACCTATGAGGAGGTTATAGATGACACAAGAACTATACAATACAAAGAGGTCCTTGGAGTTAGATTGGCAACAGGAGCACCTGAAGGAAGGTAAATATACTTTGAACATGGGGTATATTGACAAAAAAATTCAGGAAATTGTTAAAGAGATTATTGCCAAAGAGTTCGAAGAATCTACTCTCCGTAATAAAGTAGATGAATCCAAGGCTCAAGTTTCGATAGCCACTTAAGCGCTATCAAAAAATCAATTTTTTTCCTAGGGGTCCCTTGCACTTTATTTAAAAATAACATATAATTATATCACTATATAAATTAATTAGAACGTAGACGAATATAGTCGACGGCCTAGAGACTACGTTCGCAACAAACTAGGAGAATAATTATGGCAAACACAACATTTACTGGATCAGTACGATCTGAAAACAATTTTAAAGTTATCAGTAAAGCTGCATCCACAGGACTAGTCTCTGATCGAACGATCGGTGACGGATTGAAAGACTCTCGAAGATATTATCTTGATGAGTATTTTAATAAACTTCCAGCTCTTAACGCTTATCTACAAGGCTCAGAAACTAAAGACTGGGGCAGCATAGATGACGGCAATGAAGCAGCAGAAGACGTAACAGTTACAGGCGCAGCACTAGGAGACTATGCGGTAGCAACAATGAGTATTGATGTTACAGACTTAACTATAACGGCATCAGTAACAGCATCAAACGTAGCTACAGTTGTTTTAGGAAACTTCACAGGTAGTGCGGTAGACCTTGGATCTGGAACATTAACAGTTAAAGTTTTTAAAGCTGGTTCAACAGCAACAGGCAAAAACAATAACTTTGAAGTACTAGGTACTAACATGACGACAGCGTTAGCTACTAGAAGCGCTACTTCTGCAGTGGTTACATTAACAACAGCAGGTGCTGACCAAGACCAAGCAATTTTAGCTCCACACTTAGACAGTGGACAAACTGCTTGGACAGGTGTCAAATGGGGTACTGAAAACCAAGTTACATGGGAAGCTTGCATTAGAACAAGTGCGGCTATTGATAATCAAAATATTTGGGCGGGGTTAAAAAAAAGCAACGTTCCAGAAGTTGCGACTGATACTGAACAAGCATATTTCACATTCTTAACGGATGCGGATAACTCTGGTCAATCAATGACTGACTTTGAAAAACTACACTTTGTTCATAGTATTGGTGGTACTGATTATATTAGTAGATTACCTATTACAGTAGCGGCAAGTACAAACTATCACTTGAAAGTATCATTTGATAGTGACAGAAAACTGTCAATATTTGTAAATGGTGTTCAATACAACATTACAGCTACATCTGGAAGTACAGGTGGTACAGCGGTTACTCAAGGTAATACTAAATCAGCAGCTATAACTAACGATGTGGATTTAATTCCATATGTTGGAATTGAAGCAAACGATGGTGCAGCAGCAGCACTAGATGTTAGCTATTGTGCAGTGAGTAGATTAATATTTGAATAATATATAAATTTTAAGATGGGGCTTCGGTCCCATCTTAATTAATATTAATAGTTAGGAGAAAATTTATGTCAACAGATATAAAATCATCTGCAGTAATTACAACTACAGCGCTCGACGCTGATGGTTTATCGACTGCAGCAGCCGTTGGAAATAATGCAGCACTTTCTGTAGGTGGAGCATTAACTTCAGGAGGAGCTTATACAGCAGATACTGGAACAGCTAGACAAATTACACTTTTAAGTGCAGGAAACGATTCTAGTAAAACTTTTACTGTTGTTGGAACGGATGTTAATGGAGATGCTTTATCAGAAACCGTTACTGGAGCAAATGCTGGTACAGCAACAAGTACAGGGTATTTTGCAACAATATCATCAATAACAGCAGTTGGAAATCCAGCAGGTAATATGTCTGCAGGAATTAATTCTGAAGTAGCAGGAATTGTTTTTGAAGGTCGTACACGAGTTAAAAATTTAAATTGGACTGGTGGCGGTGCTATTGGATCAATTTACGTAAGAAATAGTGGAACAGCAGGAACAAGTTTAATAACAGTTCGTTCTGATGCTACCTTAGGAGTTAATGATCATCTTAGTTTAGCAGCAGACGGTGTTCTTTTTGCTTCTGGAGCTTATATTACTTATACAGAAACACAGTGCAATAGTGTAACGGCATTTTACGGATAGTAGGTAGCTCATGGCGAATACTACTTCCGGAACAGTAACGTTCGACAAGACATTTGCTGTTGATGAAATTATAGGAGAAGCATACGAACGGATTGGCTTACAGTCTGTTTCAGGATTTCAATTAAAAACAGCAAGACGTTCTTTAAATGTAATGTTTCAAGAATGGGGCAATAGAGGTTTGCACTACTGGGAAGTAGGAGATACCAATATTGATCTTATTGAAGGTCAAGCTGAATATACTTTTTACAGAGCATCAGGCGATGGAACAAGTTCTGTCACGGTAGGTGGAACAAGTGGAACGTCTACTTATGGAATAGCAGATGTTTTAGAAGCGACTTATAGAACAAACCGAACTGAAACAACACAGGCAGATTCTACTCTTACAAAAATAGCTAGATCAGCATATTCTGCATTATCAAATAAATTATCTAAAGGAACTCCTTCTCAATACTTTGTTCAACGATTCGTGGACAAAACAACTTTAACTGTTTATCCAACGGCTGATTCTACAGCTGCATCTAAAGATTTACATATTTTCTTTGTAAAAAGAATTCAAGACGCAGATGCAACGTATACGGATGCAACGGATATACCTTACAGATTTGTTCCTTGTATGGCGTCAGGCTTATCTTTTTATTTATCACAAAAATATGCACCACAAAGAACACAAGAATTAAAACTATTATACGAAGATGAATTAGCACGTGCTTTATCAGAAGACGGGTCTGATGCTAGCACTTATATAACCCCGAAGAATTATTATCCGAATATATAATGGCATACGCAAGAGGAAAATACGCAAAAGCAATATCAGACCGATCAGGTATGGAATTTCCATATAATGAAATGCTCAAAGAATGGAATGGAATGTTTGTTCATAAATCTGAATATGAAGCTAAACAGCCACAATTAGATCCAAGACCACATGGAGCTGATCCTCAAGCATTGGAAAATGTAAGAACGGATAGAACAGAAAATGATGTATCACAATTATTAATCCATGATCCGTTTACCACGTATGCTGCTTCATCAAGCGTAATCAATGTTAATACTCCAAATCATGGATTAACGAGTGGAGACACTTATAGATTTAGAGGAACGCCAACAATTGCAGGAGATTATGCAAATCCAGCATCCTTTGATGGCATAGCGGGGTCAAATATTGCAAAAGCTGCAGGGTATGCTATTGTCACTGGCAAGTATGTTAGCGGCTCTAGAGATACGGATTTTACAGACGACTGGTTTTATTTTACTGTAGACACTAGCACAGCTACAACAGGAGGAATTACAGGAGGAGGGTTTCCGGTCTCGGTAGGACCAGCGACTCTATCAGCATAATGGCAGGATTTACATATTCAACACTTACAACAGCGATTTTAAATTATACTGAGGTTACTACTTC